AATGTACTTTTCGTCTGGTGCTTTGCGTTTGGAACGTGTTCTTGAAACTGTCTATGCTACCAAAACTACAAAATGTGTAGTTGTCATTCACCACCCGACAGTTGCACAATCAAAATTGTGGAGAACACAAATTCAACCTCTTTGGATGAATATCTGTAACCACTTCAACATTGACGTTGAATTCGTTGAGATGGATATGTGGATGGATGACATCTCAGTAAAAGAAGAAGAGGACGCCGCATGAACCTATTTGAAATAGGAAAAGAAGAGAAGTTACAAAAAACTGTTAGGATATTATTATATCCTAACGTAACTTATCAACGAGAACTCGAAGCCGATTCATTTGTGCAAGTTATCAAGCAACAGATTAATCTGTTGAATCAGATTCGTGATGACTTGTGGTTCTATCTTATTTTGCCAGAACCAGTTCCATCACTTGCATTTGATAACGTGACACAGTGGTATCTGCCGATGCCGACATATCCACCAACAATGCGTTCCCATGTAGACGTACCTAAACTACAAAAGATGCTCAGTAGAGTAAACGACTTTGACTTGGTTATGTCTCATCTACCAGAACACACACACGCTCTTAAAAATATATTATATAATGTGACACACCACACACCGCCAGTGTTTGGTTATTCTCATTGGTTTGACCTAAAATCAGTGGTTGGATGGTCACTTGACAGTTTCAATCAGAATATCACTGGACTTCTAGAATATGATAGATGCTTTTTGAACACACAACACCAGAAGGGGTTGGTACTTGATCAGGCAGCAGAAACATTCAATGATGCTACTATTACAAAACTGGATAATATTCTTACACCACAACATTTGGGAGTAAATGAAAAAGATATTGTTGACGATATCAATGAGAACCCAGCAAGGATTATTGTATTCAATCACAGACCAGATACTTACAAACACTTCAAAGAATTTATCGCCGTGTGTGATAAACTATGGGAGTTACGACAGGACTTCAAGGTTTGGATTCCACTATTGGAAAAACCTAATCGTGAATATGTTGTTACAACAAAAGGAAGTAAGGATTGGTACTACAAGAATCTACAGAAGTGCTACATGGGATTTTCGCCAAAACAAACATACGGTGGATGGAGTGTTGCAACAACTGATGGTATGATGAACGGTGTTCCTTATGTCATGTATAACGATACATATTATCACGAGTTAAATGCTAAGGGCGATTTCTTTGATAATGACCATGATGCACTTACATTGATGAATACATATTTGGATGATCCTCAGTATAGGAATAAACAAGCAGAACAGGCGCTTGACTGTATTCGTGAGACACTAATATATAAAGACAAGATGCATGAGATGTCAGACTATATTGATTCACTTCTTGACAAACAGAGTCATATGAGTTATACTAGTGAAAGATTTCAAGAGATTGTATCTTGGATTAAGAATAGCGGTAAGGTTTCTAAAGAGGAACTTATCGACAAACTTGGTTGGGGTAGAGGTATAAAGTGGACGCCTTATCGCCGATCATTAATGAAGCATCAGAATATCTTTGATGTGAATAGTTCAACGCCCACTTATTGTTGGAAGGAATAATTATGAAACAAGGTGCAATCGTATCTTTAGTAACACTGTCAGGAGAGTTTCTTGGCAAATGGGTTAAAGAAGAAAATGGAAACATCACACTAGACAACCCAAGAATGCTGGTAAACACGCCAGATGGAAAAGTGGGTTTCGCTAGGGGAGTATGTATGACAGGTACAGAAAATACAAAAGAAGCAATGTTCTATGCTGGTGGAGTTGTTCTCGCAACAGAAACCAATCCAGAGTTCAGTGCTGCATATACAGAGGCGGTAACAGGCCTGGCAGTTCCAGCTAAAGGTGGACTCATAATCTAATGGATAAGTTCATTAGAGTATATGATAATGTGATTGATAAAGATTTCGCACAGCAACTGATTGCGATGTTTGAAGAATCACCAGAACACCATGAGGATATTGTCCTTGATGGTCATCGCTCTTTTACACAAATCACTTTACAGAAACATATTGAGTGGCAACCTTTTTGGCAATCATTACAGAATAGGTTTATTGATTATATTGATAAATACATGAAAGACTGTAATGTTACAGAAATGATGTTTCCACAACAATATGCATTTGAACAGTTTCGTATGAAACGATATCTGCCAAATGATGTGGATGAGTTTTCAGACCATGTGGATGTTGGTAACTATGATTCTGCTCGTAGGTTCTTGGTGTTTTTCTTATATCTTGATGACAACAAGGAAGGTGATACTACATTCCCACAATGGGATATTGCAGTAAAACCAGAAACGGGCAGGATGTTGATGTTTCCACCAATGTGGACACACTTGCACGCTGGGAAGAAACCAGTAGAGAAACCTAAGTATATCATAGGAAGTTATTTACATTATGTATAAGTTTGTAGAAAATAAAGATAGGAAATGGCAGGGTATTGGACTGACTGAAGAGGCAGGAAAATATCAAGGAGTTGTCTACGAGTATGGTAAAGTTGCAATTGTAGAGAACGAAGAAAAAACAGAAGCCTCTTTACAATTCGACTTTAATGTGTTAGACTCTAACGGACTACCAAAAGAAATGTTTGATGATGAATTCTATTCAGTCATCGGCAAAGTTTTAGAAGAACTAATACGAGAACAAATGAATGAGGAAGATTTACAGTATGTCAACACAGACGATTGAACGAACTACACTTAGTAACTTAGTATATAATGAACCCTATGCGAGAAAGGTTTTGCCTTTCATCAAACCAGAGTATTTTTCTAATCGTCACGAAAGAGTTGTATTTGAAGAAATCAACAAGTTCATGGAGAAGTATGGTAATCAACCTACCAAAGAAGCGCTCTCTATTGAACTTGATAATAGAAAGGATTTGAACGATGATGAGTTCAAGTCTATTCTAACTATTGTCGAAACACTATCTGATGCACAGGTTGATATGCAATGGTTGGTGGATACGACAGAAAAGTTTTGTAAGGATAAGGCAGTCTACAATGCCATCCTTAACGGTATTCAGATTATTGAGGGGAAAGACAAAGAACACACCGCTGAAGCAATACCATCCATCTTATCTGAGGCGCTTGCAGTTGCATTTGACCAGAATGTTGGACACGACTATGTAGAAGATGGTGAGAACCGATATGAGTTCTACCACAAGAAGGAAGAAAAACTAGAGTTCGACCTAGAGTATTTCAACAAGATTACAAAGGGTGGGATTCCACAGAAAACTTTGAACATTGCCCTTGCAGGCACAGGTGTTGGTAAATCGTTGTTCATGTGTCACATGGCAGCATCGACCTTGATGCAAGGTAAGAATGTTCTTTACATAACTTTGGAGATGGCAGAAGAACGGATTGCAGAAAGAATTGATGCGAACCTTATGAACATCACTATGGATGATCTACATGATTTGCCCAAGAAGATGTTTACAGATCGCCTCTCTAAAATACAAACAAAGACCAACGGAAAGTTAATTATCAAAGAATATCCAACTGCGTCTGCACATACAGGACACTTCAGAAGTTTGTTAAAGGAACTGGCACTAAAGAAATCATTTAGACCAGACGTTATCTTTATCGACTATCTGAATATTTGTTCATCATCACGATTTAAGGGGAATGCAAATGTTGGATCGTATTTTTATATCAAAGCGATTGCAGAGGAACTTAGGGGCCTTGCAGTTGAAAATAATGTACCAATTATGTCGGCAACACAAACGACAAGAGGTGGGTACGCCAATTCAGATGTGGGTTTGGAAGATACATCAGAAAGTTTTGGTTTACCTGCTACGGCAGACCTCATGTTTGCCCTCATCTCGACAGAGGAACTAGAATCTCTAAACCAGATTATGGTGAAACAGTTGAAGAACCGATATAATGACCCTGGCACCAACAAACGGTTTGTTGTGGGCATCGACAGGGCACGAATGAAACTATACGATTGCGAACAGGAAGCACAGGATGACATTATTGACAGTGGACAGGAAGATGAACCAGCATTTGATAAAACGACTTTCGGAGTGGGTCTTGGAAAGAGCAAGACTTATGAAAAATTTGAGGACATCAAAGTATAAACAACCAAAATACTTTGTGCAACAGAACGGAAAGAATTGGGAAGTCGTAGAGTTTCCAACGAATGACATTGTGTCTGTCTATGCTAAAAAGATTGATGCAGAGATGTTATCAGAACAAATCAATAAAACCAAACCATTTGGTGATAGAACATTGCCAAAATTCTTGAAAAGTTATAGACTTGACATTCGTGAATAATTCTGTTATTATAAATAGTAAGGTAATTATTTGTATGAATGGACAATGTGTAAATGCTAAACTTTTCAAACTTCCTTGTCGAAGATAAAGGCGGGAAGAATCTACACCTAGAACATATAGAGGACGAAATTCTTAATTTCGGAATTGATGGAGCACGAGGCTCTATCAATTTTGTACGGTCTTTGCGTGATATGTTGGCGGGTGCAAATCGTTCCTCTGTAAACATGACCGTTAAGTGGGATGGTGCGCCTGCAATCTTTGCTGGTATTGATCCAGAAGATGGCAAGTTCTTTGTTGCAAAGAAGTCTGTATTCAACGTAAACCCAAAACTATACAAATCAGTTGCAGAGATTGACGCTGATTTATCTGGTGCATTGAATTCTAAGTTTAAGATTGCACTTGCAGAGTTTTCTAAGTTGGGTATCACTGGTGTTCTTCAAGGTGACTTGATGTTCACTGATGATGTATCTAAAGAAACTATTGACGGCAAGTCCTACCACACATTTCAACCAAACACTATTGTATATGCAGTCGATGTAAACTCAGACTTGGGTAAGAAGATTGCTGCTGCAAAGATTGGTGTTGTCTGGCATACCACATATACTGGTACTGCACTACAAGATATGAAAGCATCCTTTGGTGCGAATATCAGTAGAATGAATAAACCCGCTTCAGTCTGGATGGACGATGCAACCTACAAGGATGTATCTGGTTCTGCAACAATGACTGCATCAGAAACCGAAAAGGTTACTGCATCATTATCTGGTGCTGGTACTACATTCAGAAAAATCAACTCTCCCCTACTTACTAAGTTCCTTGCAATGCAAAACGCATTCACAGGTAATCTTGCTGGTGCGTCATTGAAAACGTACAACAACAGTAAAGTTCGTCAAGGACAAAAGATTACTAATGCATCTGCTCATGCAAAGGGATATCTGCCTTGGGTAGAGAGTGTATTCGATAAACAGATTGATAAACTCAAGACACCTAAAAATAAAGAAGCGCTTGAGGTAAAGAAAAAAGAAACAATAAGAGAACTAAAGAAACATACGTCTAACCTTGCAAATGTCATCTCATTCCAAAACTTCATTGTGGATGCAAAGATGGGGATTGTGAGTAAACTAAATACTGTAAAGAGCATTGGAACTTTCATTAAAACTAACAATGGTTTTAAGGCAGTCAATCCAGAAGGATATGTTGCAATTGATAGAGTTTCCGGCGGTGCAGTCAAACTGGTAGATAGAATGGAATTTAGTTTTAATAACTTTACTGCGATTAAAAGTTGGGATAAGTAATGAAGAAGTTTTCAGATATTAGAGAAGCAAGAGGGGATACTTGTGTATTCACTTTTGGTAGATTCAATCCACCAACAACAGGACACGAAAAACTGTTGGACAAATTGAAAGCAGAGACAGGTAAAAATCCTGGCGCTCCATATTATGTTTTTGCATCTCATTCAGAAAACGTAAAGAAAGACCCACTGCCGTATACTAAAAAAGTTGCATACATGAAGAAGATGTTCCCGAAACACGCAAGGAACATTGTTGTCGATAAGGCAAGAAATGTATTTGAGGTTGCAGTATCACTCTATAACAAAGGACACAAATCAATCGTTATGGTTGTTGGTTCTGATAGAGTAGATGAGTTTGAGAAACTATTGAATACCTACAATGGTACAGATGCACGACACGGATACTATGGGTTCGATAATATTGAAGTTGTATCTGCTGGTGAACGTGATCCAGACGCAGAAGGTGTAACAGGAATGTCTGCATCTAAAATGCGTGCTGCCGCTGGTGCAGATGATTTTGATTCATTCAAACAAGGATTACCATCAACATT